CACTCTCCCAATCAAATCCCTCACCGAATGTATTGTCAGGTGACATGACATACCAATGACACTTTGCATCTGGAATATCTACTGCACAAACTGCCCAGTCATCATTCCACTGAGGAACCTGCACATACATTACAGGTAAATGATTAGCAAAGAATGATATTATGATTGAGAAAAATATCATACACCTAACAGGAATTGATCAAGAAGACCTTGTACGAGATCATTTATACCGGTTGGTATCAGTTTAGTTTTCTTTTCATAAACATAACATGGATTACCCACCATCAGATTAAAACCTTTTGCATGTGTAAGCAATTGATCTGATGCTGAAACAACACATTTAGTTCCAAACGCTTTGAAATTATTATCTGCATCTAACATTATATCTCTTTTACAGAAAACTGTAAAGTCACCGTCGTCAGCAGTGGTTTCCATTGTAATATTCTTGGCAGACACATTGAAATCACCCTTTGCAGAGATATTAACATCACCATCCGAATAGATCTGTAAACCACCATCTCCTCTTGCTATAAGGTTACAACCTTTCTTGTTTGGTTTATTAGGTTTATCTACAGATCTTAGTTCCCATCCTCCATCATCAAAAATCCTTAGACTTGCTCCACATCCACCTGCTAGTTGAACCTGATCGGGACGAACTCTTCTAGGATCAGTCGTCAAACCAACCCGAAGAAACCCATCTTCGGGTGTGTTTATGATCATTGGTGGGGATAATCTTTTTTCTGCCATTAATAAGAACTCACACAGTCAACAACTCTCATGATGCCATCAGCAGGGATTGTTGAATCATAATCTTCCACTTTTTTGAATCTCATAATAGGTCTAATGAGTGCCCCATATCCAGTATCGGTATTTATTGAGAGATCTGGAATGACTTTGCACCCAACTTCAGCACGTATTACATTAGCACCAACAATTCTACCAGTGCCATCTAAGATTGGTTCAAGAGTTCCACATCTACTTGTAATTAGATCTCCCACTTTATAATCTCTACCAGTTCTTATAACCTCTATTCCTTCAATTTCACCCACTACATCTATACCGTCAGCATCAGAAATACCACCCGGAACTTGATATCCTCCACCACCTCTTCTTATTATAATATTCACAACTTGACCATCTTTTACTATTGCTTCACCCTCTGCTCCTCTACCATCACAATTATCAATTATACTAACGAAGGGTGTATTAGTATAACCAACACCTAATGACTGCATGTTAACACCCACTATTTCTCCCAACTCGTTGACCACAGCACTCGCTGCTGCTCCTATTCCGCCACCACCAAATATTTCTATCTTAGGTGGACCACATTCTTTCCTATCGATAGGACATGGACCAAGAATATTTGCAACATAATCTGCCTGTTCAAGATCATCATCATCTAAACCAAAGAACTTTTCAATACCATCACTAACTGACTTTCCGATTCCTGCAACATTGAATTTTGAAGAGATATCAATAGTTTTCTTGAAATCAAGTTTTTGTTGTTTTGTTGGACCGAAGTTTACTGCCCAGTCATATGGTTCTGGAGGGCATATTGTATCTTCACATGCTAATAACTTCAAACCTATTTGAGCATAACCCATTGCCTTTTCAATAAAACCCATGAAGTTTCCAATTGGACCAAGTATTCCAGACAATGTGTTCATCGCATCTCCGATTGCTTCCTCAATCTGATTGAACATTCTTGTGTTCAATCCACCTAAGAATTGCTCTGCTGCACAAATTGGTGCTTGTACAATCTTACCTATCAATCCAATCAAGAAATCTTTTATAACACTTTGAAGTGCTTTTATAATTTTTTCTATAACACAATATATTGAATCCACTGCTTTCTTGACAGCAATGTCTTTCAATAGACTATCGAGTTGTAAAAACCCCATGAGTGTCTCTGCTAACTCATATATCTTGGAAAATAAGAATTTTCTTGCAAGTCTGATGACTGTTGCATATGCTCCTGATATGAGTTCTGCTGTGTCACTTACAAGTTTTTGAACGTCTTTTATCTCGTCCAACACAGGATCTATGTAAGTGTCTTGAAACTCTTCTAGTTTAGATGCTACTTCTATAAAAGATGCAAGTGATCGTGAGAGTTCATTCATGAATCCCTTACCCTGCTTACACTTTTGTGCCTTCTTGACTACAAGATCCTCATTGTCAATCTTATTTTGCTCTGTGTCTTTCAGATTAGGGGTTCGGTTATCCCTCGTTATCACTCCATTGATATCACCGGGGTTATTATGATTGACGGATCTATTGCCTGCTCCCCATACTAGATCTGGTTTTGCTTTGACCTCATAGAACTGACTACTACTGTCATCTGTAGGAGTGTATGCTAATACATTTTCATGTATCGCTGTGCTTTGATAGCATCCAAGAATGACTGGTTGTTGCTTGTCGTTATCAGCAAAGAAACCGATAACAGTTTCACCACCCTGTAGACCTAATGATGTTCCGGCATTTGCTTTACCGGCACCGAATTGAGCAGACACTATGACAGGTGCCCATGGCAAATCTTTGTCAGGCACCACACTACTTGGAGGGTGAACTCCATAGATCCTTACCTTGACTCTATACCCGTACACATCATGATGCTGACGCCATGCAGCATCAGTCGTTACCTGTCCTCTGAAGTATGGAAATCCATCAGAACCGGCAAAGTTTATTGAATTTAGACGGGATTCAATTGTCATCTAGTCGTCGTATATTAGACACTCTGGTTCGTCAGGATGCATATCACAGAATAGTTCGAGTGCATTAGGGTCATGATGATCCCCTGCTTCGATCTCTTCCTTGTGATGATCCATGTATTCTTCTAATTCATGCAATTCTTCCCTTGCATGCCTTCTAGCAGCAGGACTTGCGATTGGGTCAGCGATGACCTCTTTGTCGTGTGCTATGTGATCTTCTATGCTTTTCATGATAGTTTTGTATAAGCGTCTCTTACTAATTGTATCCCAGTGAAATCACCTTCGGATCCAAATTTGTGAGACAGTGTTTTGATCATATAGAATCCAGAAGCAGGGCTATTATCTCCACCACTGGGTTTGTCTATATTTATTCGAGGAAACTTGAGGTTCACAACTGCTCCTGCATGCAGACTTAGGTTTAGTGGTACGGTTACCTCTAATGATTGAGAGAATAATGCAGAGTAGCGTGATTGTCTCCTTGCTTCATATTCTACATGTTCCATGGACGTTTTGCTACTATCGTCCTGTTCGTCAGAATTATCAAACAAACGTTCATCCTTTACCAGTAACATATGTCTTGATGGCACACTGCTGAATTCTTTTGGTTGAAAGTATTCTGAGTTTGATAGTATATCTCCATCCTTATCAGCATTATAATCATGTTTTGCTAGACTATCTCTCTCTATCACCACATGTTCCCTACTAGATGAGTCAAATAATCCAAAATGAGAAGTATATTGACCCATCGCAAGTTTCTCGAACAAGTTATGATTATTTTGCCATATAGGTTCACTTGTCATATGAAAATTATTTTCAGGGTCTAATGCATTGAAACTGGTTGCTTTTTTGTATGTGATCACTTCTCCCTTATTCTCAAGTGCTTTCTTGAATATGTTATCTGGACTCTGAAATCTGAATCCTTTGATTGTTTCCCAAAAGAACATTCCAGATCCACCTTTACTAACTTCTTTCTTACTATGATTACTAGGTATCGATTTGACTGCTAATCCTACACATGTTTGTAGAGGTCTCTTATAAACACCTAAAAATTCTATCTTATTACTAGGTTCTTCTAATTCTAAGACTCTATTATCAGGAACCTCTAGATCATTCTCCAATATATCCTTTACAACTTCATTTGTAGGAGCATTATATTTTTTATACAATCTTGTCAAATGATTATTGAATGCTGCCTTAGACTCTAACTGCATTACAAAAAATTCTTTCTTATCAGTCTGCCCTGCACTCTTTATATTACTGATATACAATGGTTCTTTTTCAAAATCTATATTGCTGGTAGGATGTTCAATACGAAGATAGACCTTCGATCCACTCCTTATAGGGAAACTTTCTAACCATCCAAAGGTGTCGAAGATCATGACCTCTGCATGAAAAGAAGCGTCAATCATATCCTCATAGAATGCTATTGGACCAACTTGAGGAGTCAAATCTTGGTCCTTAGTATCTTCAGGATTTCTGACGATAATTTTATCTATTTTTGCCGATCTCGCAAAACTTGCCATTATGCTGTCAAGTGACTATATGCCTTGATGGTATTTAGGGTGCTCTCATAAGGATCTTCACCTGTTTCACCACTAACAGATGCACCACCTATCATATTATTAGCAACAAAGGTATCTCCTTCTTTTATAATTGTATTATCTGATAAGTTTTTTCCTTTGTTTATTATATCCTTATCAATTTTCTTGATAAAGTCTAATATTTTCAATCTCTCAGTTTTTCTCAGTACATCGTCTGCAAACTCATCAAAAGGAACCTTACGAATCTGCTCAAGTAAATCAACTTTATCTGCAAACTCTTCACCTTTTTTCAGTATTTCTGCATCTTCTCTTTTTTGTCTGATGAGTTCCCTAAGTTTTTTGTTCTTGAATATTTTGTTGAAGGTTCTTTCAAATCTGATTCTAGGTTTTTTATCTACATTTTTGATCGCCTCAAAAAACTTATCTAAGTTCTCTTTTGTTATTTTTGGTTTTTGAGTAGATGCTTCGTTTCTAAGTTGTTTTAGTATTTTATTACCTTCTCTTACCAATTTACCTTTTCTTGAGATTTCGGGAATATTTTTAGGATCAAATTTACTCATCCTCATCAATAATTCTCTCTTCTTCAGGTATGCTAAGAGTCTAGGTATTGCATTTTTTAGTCCTATTTTCTTTATTAGAAGTGCTCCAAGTGCCTTCAATTTGACTACAGCAGCACCACTTAGTATAAAGGCACCACCTTTGATCGTTAGTATTGTGCCAACAGTCCCTAATACTAAACCACCAATACCCATACTCACACCTCTTGCATATGCTGCATCTATGTCTGCTTGAGTAGCACCACCCCCTGTGGGACGAGGAGCAAATCTAAATTTATTCTTAGGATCATTTCCTGTGGCACGTAAGATGAATTCTCTATTATCATCTTCATACTTTCTCAATTTGTCTAGTGCACTATCAAATCTATCCAAACCATCAGTAAATTCTGTCCTTCCTAATTGTCTGATAGACTCTCGTTCTAATTGCAATCTTCTAAAATCACCACTAACTCCTGAAGCACGGTCAGCGAGACCAGATCCAATAGTTGATCCTACAAATCCACCTATAAGAGCACCCAATACGGGTATTGGTATAAGTGTCTGTCCTATCGCAGCACCTGCAATACCACCCACTGCTCCACCACCTGCACCTAGTCCTGCTTGTAAATTAGTTTGTCCTGCTGATCTTCTATTAGCAAAATCAAGTCCTGCAAAGAGTGTATTTGTAATAACACTACCTCTGCTTATTCTACCACCTATTCTCCTGAGTCCACTAAGTCTTGAGGGTTTGATCGGTTGTCTAAAAGGTCTTATATTATTTGCAGGTCTTCTTATACCCAAACGTGATAAAGCACCTCCGGCAAGTAGACCACCACTTGTAAGTCCTCCATCAGATTGTTTAGCACTTTGATTTAGTGCTTGGAATGTCTTTATTCTCTGTTTTGATAATTTCTCTCTTTTTCTAAGAAGTAGAGTTTTCTGTGTAACCTCTTCCCTGTTAGTTTTTACAATCAGAGAAGTTAGTTTTAGGGTAGACTGCAGTATTTGTGGTCTTTTACCTAATAGAGTTTGTGTATTCATCCTACTACTGATGCTCCTCCATACTCAAGAATGTAACTTATCTTGCTATTATCACTAAATGAAGATTTCACAAAGATATTTGATGACTTTGGTGATTTCTTTGGATTATTACTTACTTGTTGAGTATTTCCTTGCATAACCACAGTATTTCCACCTTCAGTATTAGTTGCTACATCTGTTTCACCACCCTCAGTTACTGTATTTGTATCTGAAAATATCTCATCTCCTGAAGGAACGATATTGAAATTTGGTGCTGCCACTATCATTTCATCATCACTTTTCTTCTGAGAAATTTCAGTGCCTTTCTCACTATCACCTTCACCACCACCAAAAAAACTCATGATTTTTGAACCAAAATCACTTGCTTGTTCACCAAATCCTTTAGGCATATCAACTTCTTCTCCTCCTCCCATAACCACAGGTGTAGTAGGGTTGAATGCCATTTGGTTTTGAGAATTAAAATCAGTCAAAATATTATCAAATCTTGTTGATGATGCTCTGAATCTTTTGACATCATTTCTAGAAAGTAATTGAGGTATTGCCTGTCTTTTTGTCAATTCTAATCTTCTTTGATCGCCACTACCTCTTGAACCTAATGCAGATCCTGCAGCAAGGAGTCCACCTCCTGCTAGTAGCATTGGTAATAAACCACCTCTACCACCACCTGACGCTACACCTCTTGCAGCACCCATACCTCTACCACTCAGCAACATTCTACCTAAAACTACTGTGCTGACAATTTTTATGATATCTGGCAAAAATGCTGTCAATGCTATTCCGGCATTCTGGACTCCACCCTGAACATCACCCTCAAGGAATTGTTTTCCAGACAATGCAGCAGCGATTCCACCTAGTGTACGTCTAAATCTTTTGAATCCTGCACCTAAAGCAGTAAGTTTATCAGTTTCTTCTTCTAGTAATTCATTTTCTTTCGCATCTAACTCAGTCTTTTTCCTATTAGCATTTCTAAACTCTGTTGTTATAGAGTTCAAATTGTTTTTTACCTGCTCTATTTCTAAAAATAATTTACCTAATATGACAGTATCTTTTCCTGCTATCTTATTATCACTCTCTTTACTTTTCATTCTATCGTACGCTGCAGACATCCTTTGTGTCAACGGTTGAACTCCGGTAGTTTGAGTTGTAATTTGGTTCTCTTGCTGCCGAGTCGGAATCATTGGTGTATTTGAACGCACCACACTCTCCGGCAGCATCATACCACCTCTCATGATCATTCTTTGATTTGGTTGATCAACCATTTTTTGCTTGTTCGTACTCTAAATTTCGTTTCTCAATGAAGTTTTGAAGCATCTTGATATAAGTTTGCTTCTCCCACGGTATCATGTTCTCTATGTCACTCAAAGACCAATTATGGTGTTGTAATAATGTAAAATTGTTTTGCATATAATTCTCAAGAGACTCATGATACATCATTATGCGAAAAAATTTGATAAACCCTCAATTACTACATCATTTTCCTTTTTAGTGTTAGGATTCTTCACTTTGGTCTTATAGACCAACTTAGGCATTGTTGAAAAGAAAGATTCAATCAATTGAAATTGTCCAGAACTAAGTTGTCCTATAAAATCCAATAACTCTTTCTTCGAGCAATCTGAGGAAGACCATGCTTCATCAGCAGTGTAGATCTGATCAATACAGTCACATACACTATCAAATGCTTTGTCAATCAATTCATTATCTTTTACTGTAGATGCTAAAAAATTGTTTTCAGCAAATTGTGTAAATGATGGGTATTTCAGTTTCACATGTAAATCATCACTCAAATCAATTACTTGTGTGTGATTATCAGGTGTATCCAACTTGATGTCTGACATATGTAATGATATTGGAACCTGAGTTACTCCGTCATCTTGACAGGTAATCATCAACTCTACAGACTCACCTACAGATTTTCCTCTGATGTTTAGAAATAGGTATTCTAGATCAAAACTAGGCAACTCTTCAACTTTTATTCCACGAGTCAGTACACATGACTTCAATACACTCTTCAGAGTATTGATAATAGTCTTCTCATCACCACTCTCCAATGCTATGAGAAGTGATTTCTCTTCTTTGACAAGGAAAGGTCTAAATTTTACTTTTTTGTTGGATGATATAAGATCTAGTTCAAATACCGGCGTTGAAACCTTTGGTAATGGCATAATTTACTAATTCAGTATATTATATAGCAAGCATAAATGGACTTATTACTTTTTGTGCCTTTTCTCTTAGTTCACGATCACCATCATCTGTTCTAGCACCTCTTGCAATCGTAAAGTAATCATATTTGAATGAGACTGTCGTTTTGACCAACTCAGCATTACCGTATGCTAATGGAGCAGCGATAATGTTAGATGGGAAGCAGTTTTTCATATAATAAGTGATATAATTTGGAGTTCTCTTATCAACATCACCTTGAGGATCCTGTCTTGAGTTAGGCATCAAGAAATCAGAACTGAATGCTGTGATCTCCATTTCACACTTATATGATCTAGGATACTTCAGTTTCTTGAATGCATTATCTCTTGATCTTTGTCTATCGATTGACCCATGATTACGATCTTCAATTTGTATAGGTGAGATATATTCTAACCATGCATTGAATATTTCTTGGGTATAATAGTCCTTTTGGGCGTAAAAAGTTAGATTGAAGTCGGGATATCTTCTATAAACGGCATAATTTTGAGTTACACCCTGCCTCAAACCACTTACAGCAGCAGTTTGTAGTGATGATCCGGGCAAGACCGCCTCGGAACAGAATAGTGCTAGATTATCACCGGGTTCATTCATTACGTTGTTGGCAGGTATCAACACATGCTGTTTTAGAAACTGCATGAGATTTGGATTACCTCCAATAGTATTGAAATTGATATAAACATCATATACATTATTAAATGCAGGCACTGCATTATCAAACCCACCGAGGTTGACTAACTCCTCAGTTCTCAAATAAAATCTATCTTTTGAAAAAACTCTTGAATTCGGCATCTAAATAGATGGACAGTATATACTATGTATGTCATATAAGGGGAAGTTCCGACCTTCCAACCCAAAAAAGTATAAAGGTGATCCCACTAAGGTGATATATCGCTCTTTATGGGAACTGAAATTCATGCGATGGTGTGATGGTAATGTGAATATATTGAAATGGTCAAGTGAAGAAGTAGTGATACCATACAAATCACCTATTGACAATCGTTTTCATAGGTATTTTCCAGACTTTTATGTCAAAATGAAGAGTTCTACTGGTAAAATAGAGGAAAGACTGATTGAGGTCAAACCACAAAAACAGGTAAAAGGTCCTGCTATACAGAAAAGAAGAACTAAGAAATATATTGCAGAGGTATATGAATTTGCTAAAAACCAAGCAAAGTGGAAGGCAGCAGAATCATTCTGCAAAGATCGTAAGTGGAACTTTCAAATCATAACGGAGAAAGAACTTGGCATCTAGTTTACTCAACACTCAACCATCCGGCGTCAGCCCGGGAAAACTTTTACTGTTCAGATATTCTGCAAAGTATAAAGAAACACTCCCTTTCTATGATAAGCACCCCTTATGCTATGTCTTAGCAACAGAATCAGGTGCTTTTTATGGTGTAAATCTTCATTACACCAAACCATCAAACAGAATGGCAATCATGAGATATATCGATGAAAATAATGACCCAACAGTCATCACAGGATACCATAAATACCTGTACGGTTATGTAAGATCAAATTTTTCAGAAGTTCCTATGTCAGATTGGGAAAAAGCATTCAGTTTATCACTATCAGAATTTGTAAGAGTTCTTGGTGGTATTGAAATGCCAGTAAATATAGCGAGGTATCAATAATGTCAGGTTATCCAATTGGTCAAAGTCTTGATCCTACATTCAATTACGATAGAGCAGGTGTATGTAAAGATGCAAATACAACCTATGATACTCAATCAGAATCTCAAAGACAGTTTCAAGATGCTGTATTTGGTGATTTAGGTCAATGCAAACCCACTGGTTATTTTGAAGTATTCATTGATGATCAAGACGCGATCAATAAAACACAGAATGGACAAATAGATGGTGTAGATACGACTATGCCTAATCTCAAGGGAATAGTTAATGCTGATGGAGAGCAAGCAAATGGTGAAAAGGCACAAAAATTCAGAGCATTTGTTGACTTAGACTGGGATAGTGAAAATTTTGGTGTGATAGATGAAAAATTTGGTTTCGCTCATAACATCACTTTCGCAGGCACAATATGGCAAAAATGGTTTAGTTGGGGAACTTATAATAATGCTGATAATGATAAGTATCAATTCAAATCACTTTATGACCACCCCAATACAAGGACTTCACTCACATTACAGATGATGAATCTGAAAAAGTGGGCAGATTTTCATGGACTTTCTCATGATGAAGTTGAGAATAGACTAAGAAAGAATAATGAATTTTTAGCAAATACTTATAAAAAAATTGTTGATAGTGGTGAAGATCTAAGTGAATATGTAGAAAGTGGAGTTATAAACACTAAAACTGCAATAGAAAGTGGTAAATTAGATGGTTCAAGCACAGATACCAGTAAAGTCGATGAGATCTTGAAAGATGCAAAAAATGGAGAGATGACTGCTCCTACAGGTGGTATAGGAAATGTAGAACAGGTACTAGAAGTTTTTTCGGCAGCACCTAAAGAATTCGCAACTGCTTTTGGATTGAAGGAGCAACAACTTGTATCGTTGAAATATCCACATGATGCTGTTTACGGGCAATCGGAAATAGGAGGACAGGATCATATGGTAATAGAGCAATTCTCATATAAGGCACCTCAAAACTTATTCTTAGGACCAACAGAGGGAGCAGATGCTAGAGCAGACTTCTTTACTGGACTTAGAAGAAATAGAAATATTGAGGAATATGTTGGTATAGTAAAGATGCCAATACCAAACAATCTTTCTTACACAAACGGGGTTTCGTGGGGTGACAGTAAATTAAACTCCATAGAAGCAGCAGCATTTTTCAATACATTCTCATCAACTGCAGGTCTTGTTGGAGATGGAAACTTTGGTAAATTATTCGATGATATGGGATCAGATTTAGGGGCGATTGTGCAAAAAATAGCAAATAAAGGACTTGCAAAAGACACTCCTGCAAACTTAGCACTTTCATCATTTATATCACAGTTTGCACTTGGAAGAGTAGGAATAAATGTAGATGGAAATGCTGCTCTTACAAGAGGAACAGGTGCTGCAATCAACCCGAATTTAGAATTATTGTTCAATGGTCCAAAATTGAGAAATTTTCAATTCGCATTCAATTTTGCTCCAAATGATGAACTAGATGCTTCTAGGATGAGACAAATACAAAAATTCTTCAAGACGGGTATGTCACCTGTAAGAAATCAAGCAAATCTATTATTCTTAGGATCTCCAAACGTATTCAGACTCAGATATCGAACAAAAGAACAAGAAAGAATCAAGGGTTTACCAATGCATAAAATATGTGCACTTACATCATGTGAAATAAACTATACACCAGATAATGTATATCAGGCATATGAAGATGAAGCAGCAGGATCTTCTCCAGTCAGAACTATTATGAATCTTAGTTTTACTGAATTGACACCCATATTCCAAGATGACTATCTCGGAGGAGATGAAAGCATGTCAGATTATGATCTTAGGGGAAGACCACCAGAAGATGATTTATTCAATGACATATATGATGGTGTAGATGGATCAACGGGTATGGAAATAATTGAACAGGAGGATACAGGATTCTAATGGCATATTTCGACGAGTTTCCCGATATTTTACTTCCATCATTTTCTGATGATAGAAATTCTTCTTCTGATTTTTCCAAATCCAAGAATTTATTCAAACGTGCAAAAATACGTGATGATTTCTTCTCGACTGCAACTGTTTTTGACTATTACACCATCGTAGGTGATGATCGTCCGGATAATATTGCATCAAGAATATATGGTGATTCTGAGTTGGATTGGGTTGTCTTATTATCCAATAATATACTCAATGTAAGAGATGAGTGGCCAATGTCTCAATATGACCTTGAAAGATACCTTGATAACAAATATTCTCCAGAACAATTAGAGTCAATACATCATTACGAAACAAAGGAGATCGTTCTCAATGATAATGGAGTTGGTGCGGGTCTAAAATTACTCGAAGAGGGTCTGAGTGTAGATGCTTCATTTACTCTTCAATATACAGAACCTGACACGGGATTGGCAAAATCACTATCTGGAGCAGATATTCTAACTTCTCTTACCACCTATCAACATGAAATTGCGAAAAATGATGCAAAAAGGAATATATACATTCTTAGACCAAGTTTCTTAGATATTGTATTCTCTGATATGAGAGAAATTATGACATATACCAAAAGTTCACAATATATCGATAATCGCACTAAAAAAGGCGACAATCTTAGAATACTGTCACCTAGATAAAAAACCTTAAGGCAAAAAAAATACCGGAATTTTTTTTCCGGTATTTTTGGAACTAAAAGTCGAATTTGCTCACCATTTCTTCGGATGAGTTACTACATCACCATGGTCAATGTCAACATGACCCTCTACAATTTTGACCTTGTAGATAGTATTCTTTGCAGTCTTTCTTGCGAAGTGCAAATCAATACGCTTCTTGATATAGTATAGGATAATCAATACGATTAGGAATTGAATACCCTCACCCCATGACATGTTCCATGCTTCATTGAGGTCGAGACTTGCTGCTGCAAGTAGGTCTGACCCTGCCATATTATTCCTCCGCTAAACGTTGGAAATATGATAGAGCATCATCAGTGTCTTCACTTGCTGCTACAGCAACTGGTTCTTTTATGACACTTGCCTCTTCCTTGACTTGCTCACGAGACTTGAGGGTAACTTCCTCTTGCTCATCAAAAGTATCAGGGTCGAGTGCCTTTCTTGCAGTCGATGGATTCAATACAGCATTCATTCTTCTCTCCAAATCCTCATAGGACTTGAATTGATCTGCCTTTGTGAATTCTTCCAATGAAAATTCTCCTTTCCAAAGGGTTTCTAATGCATCATCGTCATCCAATAATGCTTCAGTCTTTGTGAACTCACTTGAATCATAGTTTCTGTATCCGGCAACATTCTTTGCCTTCAATTTGAAGTTAGCACCTTGCCAGAAATCAAATGGATCAATTGCTTCTTCATCTTCAAACTCAGGTTGCATTGCTGCTGTAATCTTATCAAAGATCTTTTTACCGAACTTGTATAAGAATACTTTACCTTCATTCTGAGGATTAGCAGGATCCTTTACGACATATATGTTAGAGATATATGTAAGTTTTCTCTTCTGCTTTCTTGCTTGATCTTTATCGTCATCACTACCACTATTCCATAGTAGTCTATTGTACTCCGACACTGGATCTTTCTGACCTAGTGTGGTGAGGCTGTTCTCAATGTACCAACCTCCGGGACCTTGAAAAGCATGTGACCATACCTTTGCCCATGGAAGTTCTTCCCCGTCGGGTGCAGGAAGAAAACGGATTACAGCATAACCGTTACCTGCTTTGTCAACTTCTAGTTTCCAAAGACGCTCATCAGCACCATTAGTAGTGCCTTTGTTCATCTTTTCGATCTCACTTGTAAGTTTAGAAGTGAGACTGCCTAGTCTTGACTGTTTTTTTAGATTTGCGAATGACATTAGTTTGATTAGTTGGATTCGTCGGATTGAGTAAATCGGTGGATTAACACCTTGCATACAACAAGATTAATATAACATACTATTTAGGCAAGATCAAGTCTTTTTTGTTGATTTCCTAATCTCTCTGTCTCCAGTCGTCAGGTCTGTCCTGATGAAACCAGTCTATCACATCTTCCGGAGATCCGAAACCCCTACGGTGATTACTTGAATCGGGGTCTCCTATATTCAAGTTATTCAGAAAAGAATCGTTAGGATTTGTTCTCATTCTTCTTGCTGTTGCCAACATACCTCTAGCAGATGTATTTGCTTTCGACAATTTCTGTGCCCATATCATATCTTCCATACTTACTTCTGTTCCTGCTGCAATTGATTTGCAAATACCCTCTAACCGAAGGCGATATGCTGTTGATAACATGTACTAATGAGTAATATAATATTATGTATGTAATTTTTCAGACAATTCCTGTAAGGTTTGTCTCATATTCTTGAATATTGTGTTCATATTAACTTCTTTGAAACCCATAGCAGCAGAAGTCATTTGAATCTTTTCTTGCATTTTCTTCGCATCCGGATCATCTGATAAAGACAGTCTTGTCCACATAACTTCTTGTTTATCAATAAGATCTATCAGTTTTATCATATGTTCTTTCTTCTCTTCATCACTCATGGTGGCAAACTGCATTATGACAGAGTAGAGATCTTTTTGTGTCTCAAATATGTCTTGTAGTTCTTCTTGTATGATCTGTGACCCGAAGAATTTACTCATAAAGTTGTTCCTTTAGATAGGTTTTGTATTTAAATACATCAATATTTAGAAATGGAGAATACTTCTTCATTTTCATACTCACCTTCTCCCATACGGGGTCAGTCAGAGTCTTATCAAAATTCTTTTTGAATCCAAATATTTTATCAAGGATAATCATATTCTCTATACTCAAGTCATCTCTCAAATGACACTTCAATATATGTGGATGTCCTTTTCCTACAAACCATTCTGCAAACGGAACCTTACATAACTCATCTATCTCCTGAGTAAACTTATAATATAAACTCTGCTGTCTCTTCTGCCATGCTGTGTAGTTTGCATCACCAGTTCTAGCAATTGTTCCTATCCACAGACTTTGAGGATCAGTTGACTCCACAAAGTTAGCAACAAAGAATTGTTTGACCTCCTCATCAGGATATTTCCTTGATGTTTTCTCGAAAAAATATCTATCCTTCCTCTTATAAAATGAATCTATACTAGCATTAGTTTTTCCACCATACTGAAAGTAATCATACTTCTCTCTGGTGAAGTGACTCTTCATCGCAAGATATATTTTATAGGTGTCAAAGGGTGTCATTGATAATCTCGACTTCAGCATCTGTCAACTCAGGATAAATTGGTAACGATACAACTGTCTTTGATAACTTCACTGCATTTTCTGTGGGTGCTAGTGTGTATGGATAGTTGATTCTAGTAGGATAACATACTTTATCTCTAAAGTCATCCCTATCATCAAGTTGAATCACAAACTTCTGTACAGCATGTGAGTACAAATCATTTATCAATACCTTATACTTACAATTCTCCATCCAATACCTAGCAATCTCTTTTCTCCTTCTATCCCACTCTTCAAGATACTTGAACTTGATCATCATACATGCACAATCTAACTCACTCATCTTAGAATTGGTTGCAACGTCTGTATATTGTGGGTGATGGTGGTGACGGAAGTTTTTTATGAACTCATACAACTCAGGTATCTTTGTACATATCGCTCCACCATTTCCATAATTAGGTAGATTCTTCATAGGATCAAATGACATCGTGCAAATGTCACCTACTCTCTTGAATGCATTACCTGTCCAGTTTTGTGCACCATCTTCACATATGATTCCTCTCTGAGGTTTGAGTGCTGCACCATACAATCCTACTAGAACCACAAGATCTGTGTCCGATGCTCCTGCATCTTTCATCAGTCCATATTCATCTACATCAACATACTTTATCTTACAACCCACTCTTTTGAATGCATTGTCGGTGGCAATGAATGAGAATGAAGGAAGATATACTGTGTTGTTATAAGTTTTCTTATACCATTCTGCTACAATCTCTAATGCCTGTGTCCCATTATCTACTGTAAGTGTAGGTTGTTTGTTCTTCTTTGTTAGAAACTCTTCAAAGTATCTTGTATTCGGACCCAACATATGTTGACCCCTTGAATATACATGATCAGTTGCTTCTAGTATTTGATCTCGAAGAAACTTATACTGACGTTGTAAACCAGTGAACGTGATCGTAGAACTCTGTGAACCAATCATAATAAATTTGTAGACCCTCCTCTAAGTTTGTTGTTGGATTGTATCCGAGTTGTTCCCTTGCTTTGTCGATGCACAGTGCATCTCTGCTAGGAAACTTGCCATCTTTTTCTTGAACTATTACCTCACCATCACCAACCATATCTATTATACACTGTGCTGCATCATAGATTGTTCTTGCCTGCCCCCTTGTTATATTATAAGTCTCATTTGGTAAACCAACATTTACAACTCTACAGATACCACTAGCAGTATCATCTACAAAACTAAAATCTAGTTTCTCTTCTACACCATTGACTGTAAGAGGTCTGCCTGTTCTAACGTTGAGTAAGAATTTTGCAACCACTCTGTCACCCACGTCACGAGGACCATAAACTGCTGATGGTCTTATAATATTATATTCCATACCAAATC